TCAGAAACCGTGAGCTTGGCTCCGCTGTCATCTGAATGAGCCAGTGCACTAAAATCACAGTAATCTCCAGACATGCATATTCTTTTTTCCATTATGTGTTTTGATAAGAATTGTATTCCTGTATGCATAAGAGTAGATAAGAAATTGAAAATACCCATAACAAAACTATAAGGCATATTGAAATAATAGGAGTCTTTCTTCTCATCTAATATGAAGTATTTTTTGTATTTGTCATTTTCAGGATTGGATAGGAATAGATCAACAATCTTTTTCCGTGAATGAATTTGCTTTTTTTCATGGCCTAAGAAATAGTGAACAACAGATTTCACAAAATCATCAGGCAGAACATCTGACATCCCCAAAATCATGTAGATGTATTTCTCAGGAGAGCTTCTGGGTGCCCACTTCCTGCAATCCAAGGTGAGATAAGTGGCCGTGTATTTCCCAGTCTTTTCAAACAACTTGTGATGGATAACTCCAGCCCTTTTTGATGATGGGATTGATATTAATTCTTCCGGGAAATATGTGCAGATGAATCCAAACATCTTTTCTAGGGGGAATTGATATAATTTTGTTAAAAAGTCCATAACATATATCTCTCTGGACCCAGCCCTTTGAAGTTTATCAACAACATGGAATATACAATATTCAAGTTTCCTATCACCCTGTTCACTAGCAAAATCTCTATTTATTTCTTGAAGCCTGGAATTTATTAGTTTTATATCTTCATTCTGCATTATGTCAAGGATTTCAGTCAATTTGTTTTCATCTTCTAAGAGTTTCTTATACACCACATAGTAACCTTTTTTTCCGAAGAAGTCATCATCTCTATCTCTCAATCCTCTATTATTGGCCATCTCATCAATAGGCTTTGACATTATCCTACTCCACTGCAAATTTAAGTTTATCATTGCTTTTTTTGCTCTGAGTTTTGCCCCTAGTATTTTCCCAACTGTATAACATGTTTCCTTATTATAGCTGAAATCATCATCATCAGTATTTTCTGTATATCCCCTTTCATGGTCCCTCTTATCTTCCATAAATGTATGATGTGTTGCCATTATTGATTTTAAATTGTTTGACTGCTCTAGCCCTTGTTCAACAGGTGCCTTTGTCATCATGTAGGTAGAATATATCATGAATGTTACATCATCAATGTTCTTAATAGGGAATCCGGTTATTGGATTTTTCATTTCAATCTGTTCGAACATGTCATCTTCAAGAGATTTGCCTATTTTCCAGTTTTCAACCTTGCTACAATAATCCAGGTAATTATTCTTTAAGTTTGTCTTTATTATGTTTTCGAAAGCTGTGTAATTTATTGTGGCAAATTCAGGCAACATTTCTGAAACTCTTGAATATTCACCCATAACATTGACAATGATATACCTAATGTTATGCAATGTTTGTTCTGTTTTCCTCCTATTATGTAATAAAAGTGAACAGGGTAGTGTCAGTATGCGAAAACAATCTTCTTTTGCATATTTATCTCTCAACATGCTATAAGTACTAAGCAACTTGTATTCACAGCTAACATAATCCAGTGCTATCTGCTGATGCCATTGTTGCCATGGTGTCTCCTCATATAAAATACCATTATTTTCGAACATCCTCTTGGATGTGTTTAGGAAATGTAAGTTTTTATCACATGGATAAATGAATTTGAAGATCTTTGTCTTTCTGCTTCTACTTATTTTTTGACCACCTTTTACTATCAATAAACAACCATCTAACCCCAGATGATCCAGTGTAATGTAATTGCCATTGGCAGTGTAGTTGGATATTGCTAGTACGGAGTATGCTATCCTTGATAGCAATATTAGATTGTTGAATATTGACGTGCAAGAGATTTCTTTATAATATTT